CATCCAGTTGATTTATGTCCTTTACCTGTTTTACCTAAAATAGGTACTTCAGTTTTTGATTTATCTATTCTAGCTTCTAAATTTATAGCTTGCATAAAATTATATCTATTACCATTTATTTTTGCAAAACATTCTGCAAGTGATGCACATAATGTATCTTTTGCTTTCATTGTTATATTTGGCATTATATCCACCTTCCTTTTTTTATAAACATAAAAAAAGAACATCTATACATAAATGTAAAAATGTTCTTAATATTGTTTTGTATTATTATTTATTAATTAACTGTAACTGTCATATATAGTTTTTCCATTGCATATATAATAGTTATTGCACAATTTGCAACAACTGATGTTTTTGTATTACCTTGTACAACAGTAACATCGCTGTCGTTAAAGTCCTCTATTGCTCTTAGTGTTTCTAATTCTTCTAGATGGTTTACAATATCTGACCATAGGCTTATTCTTCCTGACTTATCATTAGGAACTTTGCCTAAATATTTATCATTAAATATAACTGCTATATCATTAGCAATTTGGTCTATTACTCTTATTGTTTGGTTTTGTTTAAATACATCACCTTTTTGTTCTGTTGTAGTAGTTAAAGAGTTAATATCAACTAATACTCTAACATCATTTCCAACTCTATGGAATGCAAATTCTCCTGAGTTTATAGATGTTTCTAATTGTGATTGTGTATAGTTAGTATTTACAATAAATTCTCCATCGTATATTTTATTTGAAGCTGATTTATTAACTTCTGTACCTGCAACTAATCCTGTTACATAATAAACTAATGAAGCGGCATTTGCTCCTGTGTTTGTAACGGTATTCTTTACATTTACAACACCTTCATAATTAGCTGCTTTATTATATAAAACTACTTGTATTTTTTTACCGAAATCATCTCTCATTCTCATACAATAGTTTATATATAAAGTCTTTATTGCATCTGTTGTATAAGCACAACCTAATGTATTAAAGCTTACAGCCTCTAACTTATCTAAGAATGTTTGATGTTGTGTAGCAGTTACTGTAGCATTTGTACCACCTGCAAGTGCTGTACCTGCTGTTGCTGCTAATGTAGCAGAAGTTGTAAATATTACATAATCATTATCAACTAATCCTGTAGCAGCTGCTACTGTTTGTTTATCTACTTCTACATTATCAAGCAATGTAGATACATCAAACTTTGTATTATCATCTGCATTAACTGCTATAACAGTTTTTAAACTATTACCTTTTGTACCACCATATCTAGCTGTACAATATGTATTAGATGCTTTTGTACCGCTTCCATTTAATCTATATACATAGACTAATCTAGCATTTCTAAAGATTTCTCTTAAGCCTATTAAAGAGTCATCATCATATCCAACACCAAATAATACTTGGCTTTTTTCTTTTAAATATTCATAAGTTAGCTCTATAAGTTTTGAGTCATCTCCCCAGTCAAGTTCTAATCCTATTGCACATATACCTCTTTCAGACAAAACACTACTTGCATTTGATACTGAAACAAAGTTAATATATGCACCTGGTAGTACTTTATTCTGTGCTGTAAATGTGCCACCACCTAAAGCCATACTAATGCACCTCTCCTTCCATAAATTCTTTATATAAATTTTCTACTTCTTCTATTGAATAAACTTTATCATCTTCTAATATTGCCCCTACAGCATCTATTCTATCTTTAAATCTTTTAGAAGATAAAATTTGTTTTTTACTAAATTTATTTACTTCTTTAACTTCAACAATTTCATTATCTATGCTTTTCTTATTTGCCATAAAAACACCTTCTTTCTAATCAGCAGTTAAAGTAACATCTAAAGTAGCCATTTTATTTTCATTTTCAGATGTATCTACTTTAAACACTTCCATGTTGTAATCAACATTAAACTCTAATACATTGCCTATAATATTGCCATTCATATTAGTGCCTCTTGTTAAATCTCCATCAACAGTTATATATTCTAGTGCATTAAATAACCGTTCTTTAACTTCTTGACTTGGTATCCTTTTATCAATATTTTCTTCAGGGAAGTGATATATACTAAATGAGTTATTTCTTTTATATCTATTGCCTAGTCTTTGTTTTATGTCTGATGATGTGCAAGCAACAGCAAAACATGGTGGTTGTAATCCTTGTTCTACTAGCTCTGTATATATTTCATATTCATCTCCAAATTCATTATTTATAGCTTTACATATACCATCAATTATATTATTTATAGATACTATACCCATCTAATTATCACCCCTTCAAAAACTTATTAAATTCTCTTTTAACAATTTCATCTTTGATTTTATTTACTTCTTCAACAGATTTTTTTGTCATTTGATGACCTTCAATACGAGGTTTAATATATTCATTTCTACTAAATAATTTTACTTTTTGTCCATTTTTTGCTTTTGAAACTCTTCCTCTTATAGTAACTTGTTCATGTCCATATTCTACAAATGGTGCATAAGAAACAGGGTTTTTAAAGTGTACTGTATATTTATTGCCATCTTTATCAGGTATAATTTTTTTAATATTTATTTTTACAGCACTATAATATTGTCCTTTTTTAGGGAACAAAATAGGGTTCTTAGGATAAAATCTTGCATTTTGATATTTCATTCCTAATCCAACATTCCAGCCATGTCTTAGAAATCCAGTCCTAACAGGAGTATAAAACCATAACTCATCATACAATTCTTTTGTTAATACTTGAGATGTATCAACAAAAAATTTATCTATATTTTCTTTATCAAATTTTTTATTTACAGTATTAACTAATTTTTTTAATTCTCCATATTCTACACAACCCATTATGCCCACCCCTCGAACAAGTCTAATGTTATCTCTTGATGAGTATTATATATTGCAGGCTGTCCACTGCCTTTATATGCTACTGTTTTACCATTTTGTGTTACTACAATTTTTGAACCTTGTTTTATTGTTATATCAGGAGAAATAATTAGTTTAATCATTTGCTCCATCGAAGAAGATAGATTTTTATTTTCTGTTGTTGATTTTATTGAAAGTGACATACTTGTTGATGCTTTGTATGACAATCGACAAGGCTGTTTGCTTAAAACTGTTACTTCTTCAAAGCCTGTTGATTTATTTGATTTTGTTACTTTATGATATTCTATAATATCACAAACACCATCATACAGACTTTCTACAGCCTTTCTAGCTGCTACCACTTGAGTTTTCGATAACATATTTCATCACTAGCCCCTTCATTTTTTAAGTAATCAACAAGAATAGAAAACTTTTCAGCATCAGATGAAGCATCTGAAAATTTTAAAGTTATATCTCCTTCTACAATTTCTTTTATTGAACCTGATAAGTCAATATTATCTAGTTCTAGTTTTCCAGAACTATTAATAGAATATAGGAACTCTCCACATACTCTATCTACAGCCACAAAAAACAATCCATTTGGTAAGTAATTTGTATTACATGAGTTCATAATATGATTTATTACTTTTTGTATACAGAAAGCAATTAACCAATCATCATTACAACTTGCCTCATAGCCAAAAAAAGAAAGCCTGTCAAGAACAGCTATTACAAACTGTTCTTGAGTTTTGACTTCCATTTGTTCTACAATAGCAATGATTGATGAAACTATATTTTCCATGCAATCACCATCTTTCTTTTCTATCCTTTAGAAACTATTTTACATAATGCAATAGCTTTATGGTCTATGGAATTTGTACCATCATTTATTATGTTCCAGTTCTCTCCGTTTGCTAAGTCAGCATTAGTAGCTGATGCTGTAATTGATGCAGGTTTCTCAAAGCTTATTCCAGCAACACCACATATATATCTATCTCTTACAAATAAAGTATCTTGTCCACCATTTGTTTTTGGGTCTCTAGACATTTCATAAGGGTGGCTATCTCCTATGGCATCTAATATAATTGAGCCTTCACCTAGTACATAAGTTGTATATTTAGTTCCTATAACAGGTTCTGTAGTATCTTTTGCTATAGTAGCGGTTAAATCCTCTGCTGATGCAGATACACTAGCTCCAAATACAGCATCAGGAGCGGTTGTTTTTTGTGTAGCTGTTACTACTGCTGAAGAAACAGTCCATGTAAACTTAGAAACCATTCCTGTTGATATAGCATCTAATTTAGCTTGTATAGCTGATGCTGTATTATTTACATTGTTTGTAGATGCCATTTCTATATCATTTGCTCCAACTGTTGAACCATTTGCAACAAATGTAAATTCTGTACCACATATAGTAATCTTATCACCTGCTTTTGGTGCATGAGTAACAGTTATTGTTGATACACCTTGAGTATCTACAGTTTCTTCTGTTGGCATATCATCATCTATAAATACTATTCTTCCATTCCATGACCCTATATCTAATGGTCTTTGAACACCATCTTTATCTGTATATTTTAAATATTCTAACAATCTTTGGTTTTCAAGGTTTGTAGCTACTGTTGAGTGCATTATAGCCATTTTAAATATTGATTTATTATCTCCACAAGCTTTTTGTAATGCTTTATTTAAAGTATCTACACCAACAACTTTTGTAGCTTGTCCTGTTATATCATATACATGCTTATTTAAAAATTCTGATGCTGCAGCACTTGCAACAGTACCTGAAGATGTATCCATACTAAATACACCTTTTAACATTGCTTTCAAAATATTTTGTTTTACTTCTTGCTTGTAATCAGCTATTTGAGCTCCAACATTATCCATGAAGTCAACACCTGAAGTAATATCTTCAGAGAAACTTTTTTCTGTCCAGCTATCCATTCTTGATGCTGTTACGAAACCTTGTTCATATGTAGTAGTAGAAGATGTTGCTATATTAGTATTACCATCATTGTTTTGAGATGTATTACCACTTATTCTACCGAAGTATGGTACTTTGCAATATAAAGAACCTGTTTG